GTTGTTGTATTAGCACCTGTTGTTGGGTTAGTTTGAATAATTGCAACAGTGATAACGCCACCAGCTAAGTTAGCTGCTGCTGTTGTTTGGAATAAACGAACATTACTAATAATTGAACCAGCTGGTAATACGAATGGTGTAGCTGTTGTTTGACCTACATCAGCTGTTGTAAATACTGTTGTATTTGCTGTTGTAGTTGTAATTGGATTAAGAATATAGCTTTGTTGTGTTGCTGATACTGCACCGCTATTATCAGGTGCAATTGTTCCATTGTTTGTTGGATTATTGTACTTGTAAACGCGAATTGGTTGGTTAAATGTTACTGACATTTGAATTTTCCTATCTAGAGTTTATAGCCTCACTCAGTCGCTAGATCGTAGACCCGGGAAGTAACGGGCCCCTGTTGGAGGCAAATCTTCCTATCACTACTAATGCATATTTTTAATAGTTTTCGCCCTAAAATAGGTGCTTGTTTGATTTTTTGACGTTTTCCGTCGCTGGAATGACTCGTATATTGGATGGTACATGCAAACCAGAAACCAGTTTGCCCTGTAAGGGGATAATGTGGTCGACATGATACTTTTTACCACTTTCTCGAGATAGCATATTGGCCACTGAGTATTTACATTTAATGTTTAACCAATCAGATTCAGTTAACCATTTTGGAATTCTATTTAATTTAGCTAATTGACGTTTTCGTGTTCTAGCTAAGTGGCGATCTGGATATTGTTTATCATAAGCATTTAATCTTTTTAATCCTCTTGCTTTTACATCTGGTTTATTAGACCAATTTCTTTTTAAGATATTTAAACATTCAATACACGTTCTATTGTTTGTTCTTTTTTCTGCAATATGATTATTTTTACATGGTAATCCAGTAAAGTATTTTTTTAAATTTTGTTTAAGTGCTTCTTGTCTTGTAATTATTTTCATATTGATATTATATAACAAAAAAGCCAGTTTTTACACTGGCTTTTTCACAATCATCGTAATGATTATAGACCTGCTGTACCGTAGATGTTACGAGCATCGTGCCAGCCCGTGGCGTAACGTTCTGTAGCTTTGTAACGCATTGAGTCTGTTTCGAAGTCACCTTCCATAGATTTCTCCATTGGACGGCGCATTACTAACATGAGACCGTTTTCTGCGTCTGTTTGAATCCACCAAGCTTTTGATGAGCTTAAACGAGTCACAACGTGTGCACCATTAGGTAACATACCTGTTGACTTGATTGGGTTCAAATCGTTGTCTGCAGTACCTGAACGTAAAACTGATTTAAGAATAACTTCAGCTTGGAATTCAAGTGCTGGTGGAACAACTAATTGTTCTGCTTTTAATCTGATACGTTTACCATTGTTGTCAACAGCTGAACGGATTTGAATTAAAAGTTGCTCAACTGATGTTTGTGATAAAGAAGCAGCTGTGCTTAATTGGTTGCTGTATGTAGCACCGTTAGCGATAGGGTGAGCTGTGCTAACTAATGTTACACCATCACCACCTACGTAACCGCTTGTGAAAGCGAAGTTAAGTAAGTTAGCGCATAATGTTTCTTTAGTTTCAATCATAGATTGAGCTAAGTGTTTAGCAAATGTAGAACCGATACGGATATGATCACCGTCTTCCATCAAAACTTTAGTTAAAGCATATGCTAAACCATAGATTTGGTAGATAAAACGTGTGATATATAATGTACCGCCTTGATCGTAGCTAACTGGTGTGCCGTCAGGCATAGCAGGAGCTGCGTTCATACCGAAGAGCATTACTTCTTCATGGTAGTTTCTTGGAATACCTTGTATTTGTTCTACAAAGCCTTTCCATTCGTCATCGCGTTGTTCATAAACGCCATCAAAGACTTCGTTGATAATCGGTTCGACTACCGCACGAAAGTCCGTACTTCTCATTGGGGTTGCCATCTAGAGATTCCTTTCGTTAATTAGTTAGACCGATGTTACGGCGCCAGTGAATTGATTATTACAGATTTGTACTTGAACGATTGTGTATGCGTCACCCCATGAATTTGTGTTACCTGCTGGGTATGCTGCTTCACGACCTAATCCAACTACACGAACTTGACCTTGGTTACCTGTACCAACTGCAGTAGCATTAAGCGCTGTAGTTGAGAAACCAGCACCGCCTACACCAATAGTGTAACCAGAAGCTGTGTTAGAACCAGATGTTGCATCAAAGTTGTATTCTGTACCAACTGCGTTTGCATTTGCTGAACCATTTACTTGGATTTCATAAACAAGAGCTGGGTCTTGGAAAATCCAGAAAATGATGTTAGTAGATGCATCTGCTGCTGTTTTAGAGATTGATTTTGCTACAGAACGACGACCGTCTGAGTTTGTGTACTCAACACCGTCGAAAGAACCGTAAACACCGCCAGATGAACCGGCGATTGTTAATTGGCCATATTGAGTCAAACTAACTGGTTGGTACTGGAAAAATGATTGACCAGAACTTAATGAGTAGTTTGCACCATATGAAGCGCCATTTTGATATGTGTTAGTGCCAATGAATGGTACTGCACGATCAAGACCACTTGGGTGGTAGGCAGGCTTCAGACCAAAGGGTTGAAATGTTGCTGACATAAGTGTCTATCCTTTGTGTTTAAAGTTAGTTAAGAAAAACGAATATTTTTACTTGCTTTTGCTGTTTCTTTTTCCATTTCCAATAAACCGCCTTCAAGGAGTGAACGTCCACCTTTTCTTTCCTCTGCAGTATTACGTACTTGCGCAGTAATATTGCGTTGATGCTCAAGAGGATCTTCAAGATGTAACATATGCATAACTTCTTGATAAACGTCTTCTGGTAATTTAAAAAGAACCATCTCATTACAAGACACACAGCCTTCAAACTTGCCTGAGCTCATCTTGCCTAGTCCTTCAAAGCCTAATCCTAATTCTCCGGCTTTAACTGGCTCATAACCTAATGCCATACGTTTGTCGATACTGTCATATGTGTTGGTTGTTGACAACCAGCACAAGTGCATTCCAGGAATTGCGTTCGCAGGAATGTCAGGCAGTGCACTATTTGCCCATTTGTCTCTGAACGCATCAATACGTTCGCGACGTGCGATATCATTTGGATCGGCAGCATTTGCACGATCTTTTACTTCTTGAGCACGATCAATTAAACGATCGTCTAAATCTCTTTTAATTCTAGTATTAGCCATTTGTATTATCCTTTATTAGCGCGATCATACGATGCGTATGCGCGGATCATTTTATTACGTCTCTCTACATCGTCCCATGCACCAGCGTCTTTAATTGCCTGAACACGATCTTTACTTAATGTGATTGTGTTAGGTCTTGCTGTTGTTGTATTCGACACTCTGCTTGAAGCTGTTGGACCAGCTCTTCGCGGTGCTGACTTACCACTCGCTGTGTAGCGGTGTGGTAGACGTGCAGATAACCTATTGTCTAACTCATCCCAATACTCAGGATCTGCTGGATCCCAACCATCGGCGGCTAGTTCTTGATCGATTACCTTGGCAATTCTACTATCTGTATCTCGAGCTTGTGGATCATACCAAGAATTTTTTTTAAGCCAGTTTGTGGCATTATATTGAACATCTTGTGCCATAGGAGTTGGCACATTTTGTGCTGGCTTCTTGGCTGCTTCGAGTTGTTGTTTCTTAAAATGTTGCAATTGCTGAAGTTTTTGTTTCGAATCAGTCAATTGTTCCAAATATTCGATTTGAGCTGCGGCATCGTTAGCTTGAGCTGCTTGCAACATCTTCATTTTTGCATATTCGACTTTTGTTGCTTCATCTTCAATCGTTTTATCGATTTGATTAAGTCTAAATGATGTTGCTGTGTTCTCAAGTGATGCTAAACGTCGAGCTAACTCTTCGTTTCGTCTCTCAAGTGCTGTAATTTTATGTTTTGCAGATGCCTCACGTTGTTTTGCGAGTTCTTTTTTTAATCTGCGCTCTTCACGACGAGCTTCACGTATTTTTTCACGTTCATCTTCATCGGGTTCTTCGTCAGATTCGTCATGGTGATCATTTTCGTCATCATGATCGTCGTCTGCAGGTGCTGATTCAGTAGAAGCTTCTACTTCACCGCCCTCTTTTTGTTCTTTTGGCGCCTCATCATCAAATTCTTCTGGTAAATCGGCAACCTTGGCTAGAACACTTCCATCGTCTTGTTCCTTAATAGGAATATTTAGTTCTTTTTTATCTTCTGCCATTGTTTTAGCTTTCTACAAAGTTAATTAATCAACAAACGCTTTCATTTTCTGCGCAAATTCAAAATTTTTGATGCGAGAAATGATTTCGCGAGCCTGTAATGTGATGAAAACGACAGGACTGCCATCATCACCAGCGTCAACAACAAAGCGATCACCACCATATTTGATTGTTCTTACTAAATCGCCTTCTTTACACCACGGACCTTCAGGCCATAGTTCAAGAGTAAACGGATCTTTGTAAGCAAGCGGTCCTACTTGTATGACTTTTGCTACAGTTTCGTTAAATTTAAGTGTTTGTCTCGTTTCGTCTACCAATAAAATCCCACCTTTTGATTTAGATTTTTCACGTCTTAGCTGAACTAACACGCGATCACCTGCAACTTCTAGGCCTGGATCTACAATTGGAAAACATTCTAACTCAGAACGTGTATCTGGTTCTGCGTTTGCTACAATATCAAATGCTGCCATTCGGCAATCTCCTTTAATTTTTACAAATTATGATTCTTGTTCGTCATCTTCGGTCATCAAACCATCAAGTAAGTTTAAACTTGCTTGTAAACCTTGATAATTACCAACTAAACGCTGATAAGATTCAATGTTGATTGCATGACCTGCGGTTAATGACTCCGCAATTCTTTGTTGCTCAGCTTTAATTAAGCCGATTAACTCAGTAATAATGTCTTTCATATATCCTTTCCCAGTCTTTACAGACCGTTATAAAAACACTAATGCATTAATTTAGGATTTCCGCCCTATTATTTTGTGTATTCTGTTACGTTTTCGTTTGGACCAATTTTGCCAGCAAGTTTTAACTTAGCTTGACCAGCGCTAATTTTCCAATTATTGTCTCTGTGTGAACCGCCTTTACCAGGATCAATTTCTGTTTTTGCTGTGTCACCAGCATAACCAGGTTCACCTGTAATTTGGTAGGCTTTTCTAAAACCTATATTTTTATCTAATGCCATGATTTATTCCTCGGATGGTTGTTGTGGTTGATTTTGTTGAGCTTGACTTTGCAAACGTGCTTGCAACATTTCACTCATGCGTTGCTTTCTTGCTTGATCCGCTTGTGCGGCTTGTTGAGCAGCTTGCTGTGCCATCTGTGCTTGATGGAGAAAGTTTTGCTGGTCAATTTCGATGCCATGTTGGCGAATATCTGCTTGTGCTTCATGAGATGCCATGAGCGCTGTTTGATCTTGTTCGTGTTGCATTAACAATTGATCAGAAGTTAATTCAGCACGAGCGGTAATTTCCGCAATTCGTTCTTTAGATGAATTGTTAAGATCTGCCATGGCAATTTGTGTAGCGTTACGTTGTGAGTCAATGGTAGATTGTGTTTGATATTTCGCTTGTAGATCTGCCATTTGTTGTTGTAACTTAGCCACTTCAAGTTGATATGTTTGTTGATCTTTTTGCATATCAAGTTGCATACGTGATTGAGCTTCTTCTGATTTACGTTTAGTCTCAGCCATTTGTGTTTGCAAGATAACTTGAGCTGTTGGATCAGCATTTGCAGCTTGTTGTTGCTGTGCTTGTTGCATTTGTTGTACTTTTTGTGCCAATGCATTAATTTGCGGTAAATAAGTTTGCATTGTAATATTTGCATCTTCACTTACCATAGATGATGCAATTGCTAAAGCTTGTTGTGCTTCTAAATCTAATGGTTTTTCTTGGTTAAGATTAAATGTATCTTTGCCACCTGCAGCTTCTGCTACATAAGCACGCATTGATTGTAGATAGTGTAATGTTAAGTGTTGCTTAATATGTTCTAATGCATGCGGTGTAAATGCCGGTCCAATGACTGGGTTTCCTCCGTATGCAGGATTGTTTGCATATTCCAAATGAATCTTAATATGCGCCATATGATCTTGATCTGGATACGCCGCTGCTGGACGACCCATTGTCATTGACACGTTTTCTAATGCTGGATTAGATTCATTAGCACCTTGTGGATTTGGTAAAATCTCATCAATGTTTGGTATCTTCATTTGCTTCATGATTCGGCGATACATTGCACGAATATCAAACATGCTAGGTGGTGCTGATTTTGCCATTTCTAAGATGGCTTGGTTTTGTGCTAGTCTTTGCGTTTCCGAGAAGATGTTAGGATCCGATACAGGACGTACATCGTTATTGTAAGCAAAGTCCCTAACCTCAATTTCTTCTCCTGATTCGTTGTCCATCTCACTCAAGTACCAATGATTGATACGTGAGATGATGGCTAATGATTTAGCTTGTGATCTATGTAATCTTGCATGGATCGCTGAGAATACTTTAGCACCTTGTTCAATAAGTGCTTGTGCTGTACCCACAGGCATATTGTTATTAGCTTCGCCAATTTTTTCTTCTGCCGTAGTCACTACACCTTTAGCAGCGTCAGATAACCAACCGAGTAAATTAAATAATGTGCTTGATGGTGGATTGAATGGCATTGGCATAGCAATCTTGCGAATGTCATCGACGCCAGGAGCGCCTTCAATTTCCATTACTTGTGTAGGTTCAATCCTATCACTTTGACCGCCGATACGACCGCCTTTAAGTTTAAGCATTGTTTGGCTGTTGCTGATATGTGCCGCATCAAGTAACGCACGGAGTGAACCGGTAAGAGCAGCAGATAAGCCACCAATAAGGTGAGGCAGACCGATAGCGTAAGCACCGCGCCAAGGAATAAATTTAAATTCGACATACCAGTCCAATTTCTCAAGTTTTTCATCGTTAGCTTCCCAGTTTCGATAGAGACCAAGTACTTTAGAACTTGATTCATCAACCATTAAAATATACGGTGCGCGTTTACCTTCTGAAATTGAATCATCATCTAATCGAATGAAGCAAGTAATTTCATAAACACGACGTAAGCCATCAATATTCTTAGATGGTTTTTCTTTACCTTCGATTTTATCGTTAGCTTGTTCTGATCTTGTTTGTTCGTTTAATGGAACGTCTGATGTATAACTTGCATCGACATCGCGATAGATACCCGCTTCAATTCTTTGAAGGTATGTATCTTCTGTAATATCTTGTACTTCTGTAACGCGAGGTGATGTATAGAAATTGGTTGTTGAGTATGGAAGTAAGATGTTGTCAATTGGAACCCATTCGCACATTGGGCGTTTTTGTTCCGCATCATATCTCCATTTTAAGAATTGAGATCCACCAAGTGGAAGTTGTGTGAGCATTTGTTCCATCTCATCACGATACTCTTGTACTTGTTCCGTAAGTTGCCAGTTTAAGAAATTAACTTTGCGTTCTGCGGTTTTTTCTTTAGCTGAATCTGCTTCACCTTTGATGTTTGATTTTACAATACCATCAGGTGGTAATAATTCTTTTGCAGATGATGCTGCAAAGTCAACACATGATTCTGCCATGACTGGGTGGACGACTTTAGACGCGCCGTCAAAGGTGGCCCCGCCAGGCGCGTCCTTGCCTAAACCAGTTCGGCGTAAACCTTCTTCATATTGTTTGTCACGCTCTTTGCGAGCTTCTTTGTCGACATCAATAAAATCTAAATATTCATTAGCTAAAGCATCTAAAACATTTTCATCAAATATTTCAGCTAAGTTTTCATAAAACTCTGGATCTTTTTGTGGTCCGTATTTTTCTTGGAAATTTATAACTACTGAACCATCATCAAGTTCAATCACTTCTTGTTCAGCTTCATCATCTTCTAAACCAAGTGCTTCAGCAATAGCATCTGTTTCTGCGTCTTGATTAATCGCATCTTGAATATCATCTTCCCTAGAATCTAGTTCTGGTAAGTTAGTGCCCATCTGAAGAGGTATTTTTGGATTTGCCATAAATTATGAGTATATAGTTATAAATTGGTACCTAAGCCTACTAATGCAAATTATTAGTTTCTTCCGCCCTACATCGCATACGGATTTTCAAATCGTTTGGATCGGTCATCTGCGTACGAATAATCACGCGCAGGTAATGGATCTAATTGAATCCATCCTGAGTCACGCAATACACGTAGCGCTTGTGATAAAGAATCTACATAGTCATCATGACCGCCCGCTTCTGGGAATGAACACACTTGGCGCAAGAAACGTTTTGCCCAGTCTGCATATTCGCCAGGTCGTTCAGGATCTTCTGGAATATAAACCTTGCCCTTCGCTATGATAGGTGCTACAATATTAAGACGCTGAACTTTATCAGCACGACCGGGATTGTAACCTCGCACCTCAATGCCTGAACCTTGTAGTTCTTGAATGAGTGAGATACCAGCTGACTTATCTTCCATCAATACGAGATCGGCTTTTCTTCCTTTTCCGAAATCGTTATCAGCTCCATAGACAACTTCTTTGAAGTCATCAATGACTTTGCGACGAAGTTCTGGATAAGCTAAGTGTCCGTCCCAAGCATCGAGTAAGATTATAGATGTGCCTGCATCTTCTTGTTCAAACACACCCCATATCGTACATGCCGTTGGGTCGTTCATTGTTTTTTCAGATGTTGCCGGATCGTAACTGGCAATTACATATTCCAAGTTAGGTGTTGGCTTATTTGCAGGCCATAATCTAAACTGCTTACGTTTGATAATACCAGCTTGTTCAGGATCTAGGATCTCACCATAGATCTCTTGACGACCGATGTCTGTGCCATCGTATGTTTCTAACTGTTTGAAGAAGGTTTCGGATAAGTGTTGTTTGTTATCGTATGATGATGCGTTGACGACATACACATCACCACCAACTTTACCTTCGTTTAAGTCAACGATCAGTTCTTTTGGTTTTGGTGTTGTGGTAATGATCTGCTGAACGCGAGGGATTCTTGGATCTTTAAGACGAAGCGTAAACTGAACACCATCGTATGCGTCATCTAAATACTCAAACGCACACAACTCGTCAAACCATGCGCCATGAAATTGCTTACCACGATAACGTTCTGGTTCTGAACCAGGGATACCTTGGATCAATGATCCATTGGTTAAAGTAATTTCAAATAATGATTTGTTGTAGTCTTTGATTAAAGATGATGGTATAATATTGAGCAGACCAGAGTCACCTTCAAAACATGTTGCACGAATATCGTTTGAGGTTGGTGCTGTGACTAACCAGCGAGTGTTGTTATATTTCCACGCACGGATGCCGATCCAGTGAGAGGCTGTGTGAGTCTTTCCTGATCCCCGTCCTGCTAACATAAGGAAGGTATCAAACTCGCCATCTTCTGGTTCGCGTTGATGAGGGAGTGCTTGAAGCGCCCACTTGACTTGCCACAATGCAGCATCAAGTTGCTGCTTTGGCCAGTGCTTATGAGTTTCTGCAAACTTCTTTAGTATGGCTTCTTGTTTGTCTGTTAACATGTCTGTATAAATCCTTCTCCAACAAGGATTGAGTTGTCTGGTCCGTTTGTTTCTATATGAACACACATTTGGGATTGTGTGGGTTCAATGGCTTTAATGTATCTTCTACTTGGATACACTTTGATGGGTGGAGACTTTTGGATATCCATAATCTTAATCCTAAACTTAAAATACAATGTGTATGTATTTCGAGCTGGGTTAAACAGAATGGATGTCTTTGAGCCTAACGATTCAACTAAACTTTGAATCTGCACCACAACATTTAAATTCCTAGATGAGAATCTAAACCTGTCATTTCTTTTTTCATATTGCGCTGACTTAGCATGCATGATGCCAGTCAATAATTCGATGCGTTCTTCTACAGATGCAAACAAATAATTTGTAGGTAATCTGCTTGGTATATTCGGAGCCAATTGTAAATGAATAGCTGGCTCTGTTATAAATACGCGTTTGCCGTTTTTTCTTTTTGGCCCTTCTATAATTTTGTATCCATGGCTTCTAAACTTTTCATAAATGAAATCTTGGTAGCCTGGGATTGTGACCATCTGATGTTTTTTGTTTTTGTTATAAAGCCAATAACCAAACACAAAAGGTGGTATGCTTAATTCCTGATGAGGAAACGCTATGGGTTTCGTCGTAGGTATTGAATACTTAGTGCGACCTCTTTTATCTTTCAATGACAGATCGATTAAGTTTTCCAATTTAGTAAACTTCAACTGTCGTTTAAATGGCCTGATGTTTTTATAAGCATCTAATTGCTTTCGATGATTTCTATCTTGGATTAAAAATCCTAGATGTTTATCTCCACGAATAGTGAGATGGTCATCAAAAGTCACTTCATAACATTCATTGGCATAATAATGCTGGACGAGTTTAACTTGGACAATCTCGCCGTCCTTGTTAAAAACATAATCGCCAATCTTTACTTTGTCTGCTCTTTTCCAATAGTCAAGTGTTAGCACTTGTTGGATTGCTGTTATTGCCATCTAAACTTAATCCTAAGTTTTAAAAAGAAAAGGGAGACGTTTTAAGCCTCCCTTTAGTGATACCGATTTTCTGAGGAACGCTATCACCGAAAACCATTATACATTATTTATTCATAATGTACATAGTTACTTCAAAGCCAAAACGCATTTCAGTAGCTGCTGGTTTAGTCCACATGTTTAAATCTCCTAAAAATAAGTACACGTCATTGTGTACATGTTTACTAATGCGAGTTTTATAAACATATGGCTACGGATTTCCATGAATCCAAGGTAAGTATACTAATGCAAATTTTAACTATTTCCTACCTATTATTTTTACATATAATTAAATCAATGACTTACAGATTTAGATTAAACCAAAGTATTAAAAAAGACATAGAAGACACAGAAGACAGGGTACGGTTTTTGTTGTTTTTTTGCAACACTAATTTTTTAACCCATTGATTTAATTAATAATATTTTTCTAAAAGACACAGAAGACACAGAAGACACCCTTTATTCCATATTTTTATTATTTTTAAAAAATAAAAAATAAAAGATAGAGACAAACTGTGTTTATACTGTGTCTTCTAT